AAATGGAAGAAGCACTGTTGTCGTAGTAGATGAGCTTACAGAAGGTGCCGCATGCACTGCGCTGTTAGCTGAGAAGTACATTGATAACGATGAGGAGCTCTTAATAGCCAACTCTGATCAAGTGATCGAGTATAGCAAAGAAAACTTCAACACCCTTAGGCGTTTCGCATCAATACATGCGCTGGTTTACACTTTCAATGCAGTCCATCCAAAGTGGAGTTTTGTCAAGGTCAATTCAAGAGGAGTTGCTACAGAAGTTGCTGAGAAGAATCCTATTTCCGACATCGCAACATGCGGCATCTACTACTACAAGAAAGGTTCTGACTTTGTTCGCTATGCCAAACAAATGATTGAGAAAGATATTCGTGTCAACAATGAATTCTACATATGTCCGGTATACAACGAACTCATTCAGGACAACAAGACTTTAATTCCTTTTTTCGTGCACAAGATGCGCGGCTTAGGGACACCTGAAGACCTTAATAAGTATTTATCTGGGAACAGCAATTGAGTATATGAAAAATTATGATCAAAAGGTGACATTTACCTGTGTTACCTATAACAGGTGGCGAATGCTTTATAATTTACTTCGTAGTTTTGTCGAGGCTAACAAGTACGAAAATTATGAGTGGATAATTCTTGAGCATGACACCTCAGATGGAACCACTCGATTTTTAAAAGCGCTTGAAAGTAATAGTGTGGCCGGCCTAGAACCCCTAAAGGGAAAAGTAAAAGTAGTCTACGAAAGCCAGGATGATTATTTAAGTTTTCTCGAGTCTAAAGGATTTAGTTTTGAATCAACTGAAAACAGAGATAAGAATCAGAAGATCGCATTTTCTTACTTCGGAAAATTAAGAAATCAAGTAAGAAAGATAGCCCAGGGTGACTATTTCATCGACCTACCAGACGATCACCAGTTTATTTACAAGGGAAATTGGGTAGGTGAGCTATTAGACATCTTTGAAGATCGAAAAGAAAAAGTTGGAAAAGACGACATTGGAACTCTGATTTTTAGGACAATGCTGGTTTACAGAATTTTAAAAGAAAACAATCAAACATTTCCTATGGAGACAACAAGTAGCGGTACTGATTACTTTGTTGTAAAGCAAAAATCTTATGATGACTGGGGTGCAATTTCTAGAGAAAATTTCGAATTGATGGGAGGATATCCCCAGCTAGAAAATGCAACAGAGGAAGAAGTAAAAAAATACTGGCTCAACGATAAGTGCCTTTTTCATCACGAGTATATGATGGATAAGACAAAAAGCCTAGGTCTTAAAAAAATTATGAAAAAAGTTCCTATAATGCATGACATGCTAGATGACAAGTATAATAAAAAGACGATAACCGCACAGGCAGCGTATCCACTTCTTCCTATTGCACCAAAAAGAGAAGCTATTTTAGAAATGATGAACCTGTTAGGAATAGGGTCTAAAGACTACAAACGAATAATGTCAATCAGAGAGTTTGAGTTATTCTTCAACGATACTGTGGGAAGCTCAAGCGCGCCCCTTCACACTATCTTGAAGAATCGCGCAAAGGCAGAAGCAATAGATGATGATAGTGACCCATATCTCTTTGAAGAAATCTATAGAAAGTATTCAAAATGATCGAGAAAGATACCAGTGTGAATAATGAATTGACGCAGGATAATAAGTCACTAATTACTTTTTTCGTTGATAGGGCACACGGTCTTGGAAACCCCCGGACTTACAGAAATATCTTGCCAGGCACTCTTAAATCTGGAGACAAGAAATGAAAAAGTCTTGCACAATCTTACTCCAGAGAAACTTACCTGAAGTTACAAACAAGTTCGCCGAAAATCTAATGAAATACAACGGAGATCTAACAGACTTCTACGTCGTAGAAAGCGGCTCTGACGATGATAATCTAACTAGCCACAAGACATTTCATGCGAACTGGGAAGATGCAAGGATCAATGGCCTGAGGACTGGACGAGGCTTTAATTATGCCTTGAAAGAGCTTTTAGATCGAGGCCTAAATTATGACTATGTGATGATGGCAACAGGTGATGCTGAAATAGCTGAAGAGCCTGTGATCGATATCTTGATAAAAGAATTCGAAGAAAATCCAAGATTGGGCATCCTGTCTCCGATAACATGGAACTGGGGTGAAAGAGTTACTAAATTTAAAAATGAAAAAGTGACCAAAGCGATGAGTATTCCCATACCTCACATCTGCTGGATGTTTCGAAGAGAGTGCCTGCAAGATCTGACAAAAGGAAGAGATCCGTCTGTGTATGAAGAGTTTTTGTACGACGGTACCAATTTTAGGTGTTATGCTGCAGATACAGAGCTCAAGATGCGTGCCTACGCTAAAGACTGGGCTTTTGGGATTACATCAAAAACTTCTCACAAAGAAGACTATGATCTTACAGATCAAAACTATGTTGCCATGAAAACTGACTCCCATAATAAGCACAGAGAGCTAATGTGGAAGGAAGGCTTGGAGTGGATGAAGAGAAAGTATGGATTTGATGATAAGTACGGGCTCATGAATTTGCTTCAAAAAGAATACGATGGTTTTTTTAACAGAAATCCTGACATGTTAAAATTGAAATACTAAATAAAAAGGAAGAAATATGTTGATACTAGGTTTACCTTCATTCCATCATAGTGGATGGGGTCTTGTGAAAGACGGTATACCCCTTCGAGCAATTCAGGAGGAGCGGCTGAATAGAATTAAGCACTATCCCTACTATACAGATCTAATAAAGCACCCTATGTCCCTAGGGGTAGAATACCTGTTCAGAGGCTTTGATTTTTCTGTCGCTGACTGTGATGCTGCAACGATACCAATGCTTCCTAGAGATAATAGCCTAAAGCACCTTGAAATGTATGTTGTTGACAGCGTGGATGAAGTCATAAGTAGAAATCTTAAGACGGACTATAATCAAGTTCTTAAGTTCATAAAGTCACAAGGATTTAAGGGTAAGATAGTTTTTGTAAATCACCAGCTTTCACACGCTGCATATGCATATAATCTTTCCGGCTATGAATCATGCGATATTCTTTCATATGATGGAGCAGGTTGTGGCGATCCTCCAGAAGTGGTAGTAGCCTATCATGTTGATAATCACGAATATAAAAGAGTTTTTTCCTATCGGGTTCCGCATAGCTTGGGCCATGTTTACAGCAATACTACAAATCGTATTTTTGGAGAGAGATCTGACGGTTGTGAAGGCAAGGTAATGGGATTAGCACCGTATGGATCACCACGCCCAGAGCTAAAAATGCTCACGCACAAGCCTGATGAAAACATGTACGTGTCAACGTATCAGAATACAACAAAGATGCAATATTCGGGTGTAGAACCTCACGCGTCCATCTTCGGTCTGAGGCAGTCAAATATACCTCAGCGAGAAAGTAGGAAAAAATGGGATTTTGAAGATGCTGAGGATAATTTTTATGCAGATCTTGCAGCATCCGCACAGAACTCTGTCGAAGAAGCAGGGATTCATTATGTTAAAAGACTTAACTCCGAAACAGGGGAAGAAAATCTATGTCTCACGGGGGGTGTAGCACTTAATAGCTGCTTAAACGGCCTTATAAGAAGAAATAATATATACTCATCAACATTTGCCCCGCCAGCTTGTCATGATGGGGGTCACGGTCTTGGTGCACCACTTTTCTACAGTAATTTTGTTTCACCTATAAAGTCTGATCGTGTAAAAAGTGATTTCTTTGGCTATCCCTACACGACAGAGGACTGTATTAAAGCAGCAAATGAACTTGGAGCTTCTTTTGAGAAGTTTGATAACCTCGATGAGCTTGGTGAAGATATTGCACAAACCGTTGCAGATCAAAAAATCATTGCCATCTTTAATGAAGGATCTGAGTTTGGCCCAAGAGCCTTAGGTCATAGAAGCATTGTGGTCGATCCTAGGACGCCAGAAATGAAAGATGTGCTCAATGCAAGAGTTAAGTTTAGAGAAGCTTATCGACCTTTTGCACCAATAGTTTTAAAAGATCACGCATTGGAATTTTTTGAATTCGATGAGTCTGACTTTATGCTTTTTGTAGCCAAGGGCACTGATCGAGCCAAGAAAGAAGTTCCTGCTGTTATTCACGTAGACGGAACAGCAAGAATGCAAACTGTAACAGAGGAAAATCAGCCATTTCACAGTATGCTTTCTCACTTTCATAAGATCACAGGAACACCCGTGCTTCTAAATACCAGCTTCAATATTGCAGGTGAGCCGATCGTCGAAACACCCCAAGACGCAATTAGATGCTTCATGGGAACATCAATAGATGTACTTTACTTAAACTTGCTAAAAATAACCAAATAGGCATTTTCAAAAGTGCTCCCCGTGCAATGTTCAACATAGAAGGAAATTCAGGCTGTGAGATCAGGGTTTTTAACAAAGCAGAGCAGGCTTTTGTAAGAAAAAAATCGGCCGGCCCAGGCTACGACCAGCGCCTGTTGGCCCAAGCTGAAAAGCAGAAGAAGTTTAAAAAGTACTTGACTTCTTTAGAAAATATATGCGTACCCGATGTTGTCGAAGTCGGAGATGATAGCTTTGTCATGAGCTTCTTTCACGGGGATGACGCAGTAACCTTCCTGGATAATTGCAGTGTCCAGCAACTTGATTCCCTTGTAGACACGATAACTGGATTCATCGAATACGAAGTCAATACCTCTTCGGAATCTCTTTTCGACAAAGATATCTTTCTTGATAAGTTCCTGATGGTTGAAAAGAAAATCAACCATTCAGAATTAGATTTCGATAAGATCAGGTCTTACTTTGAGTCTCTTCCAGTTAAACCTATTCCAGCAGGAACTTGCCACGGAGACTTAACGTTTTCAAATATCTTGTTTAGCAAGAGCGACAAAATATGCCTGATTGACTTTCTTGATACGTTTTATGAGACACCTTTGCAAGACATGGTAAAAATTCGACAAGATACGGTGTATAATTGGACCAAGCTAATGTGTAGCCAAAATCATGATGATACAAGGTATGGTATGGTAATGAGTTATTTAGACAGTAAACTTCATGCTTTTTTCAAGCAGTATGACTTTTATGATGTGTATTACAAGCCTTTCCAGATCATGAACCACTTGAGGATTCTTCCTTATGCCAAAAACCAGATAGTTAAAAATCATGTGACGACAAAATTGAAAGAAATGGTGGCAGCATGGACCTAATCATACCAGCAGCAGGAAAGTCTAGCAGATTTCCCAATATGAGGCCAAAGTGGTTGCTCACCCAGCCAGATGGTAAGCTAATGGTAATATCAGCAATTAGCGGCCTGGAATTAGATAAGTTTGCTAACATCTACTTGATTGTCTTGAAAGAGCATCTTGAGAAATATAATTGCGAAGCCGGAATTAAAAAGGCATTTGAAGAAGAGGGGCTGATTGAAAAGCTTAATCTAGTAGTTCTAGAAGAACCAACTTCCAGCCAGCCAGAAACAGTTTATCAAGCTCTAAAATCTGAAAACATAGAAGGCTCATTTTTCATTAAAGATTCTGACAATTATTTTCATACTCCCATTGTTGATCAAAATTCTGTCTGCACTTTTAATTTACATGACATGGATAGCGTAAATCCAGGAAACAAAAGCTACATTTCAAAAAATGAAAAAGGATTTGTAACAAATATTGTAGAAAAACAGATCATATCTTCGGAGTTTTGCTGCGGAGGTTATACCTTTAAAGATCCCAAAGATTTCATCGCAGCTTATGAAATCTTAAAAGACAGTAAAAATCTCTATCTCTCCCATTTAATCTTTTACCTAATTCTAGAAGGCAGAGTATTTGTTAGCACAGAGGCTAGAAATTATGTAGACTGGGGTACTCTTAGGGAATGGAACGCATACAAAGCAAGATTTGCAACGATTTTTCTTGACATAGATGGAGTGCTTGTAAAAAACTCAGGCAAATATTTTGAACCCCGGTGGGGAGAGACAGATCCCATTACCCCCAACAAGAGTATTATTAACGAGCTTTACGATTCTGGAAATGTTGAAATAATTTTAACTACTTCGAGGGGCCATGAGTTTGAAGATGAAACCAAAAGCCAGCTCGATCGAAATGGAATAAAATATCATCGATTAATAATGGGACTTATGCATTGTAGAAGAATAATAGTAAATGACTTTGCAGATTCAAATCCTTATCCATCTTGCAGTGCAGTCAATATCAAAAGAAATGACAAAGATCATCTTAGAAAAATGATCGAGTCTATTATGAATTAAGAGAGGTGGGCATGAGCGTGAAGCTTGGAGTCGCAATATCAGTTTATAATAAAGGGGCGTTTGTTGCCACTAATCTCAATGTATTTGAGAATGTCTGGAAAGATGTGAAGCCTTATGTGGCAGTATCTTGCAATGATCCCGAAACTTTTCAAAAACTTTCTAGTTTGAAAATTGACAAACTCGTAGAAGGTCTAGATATACCCGTAAGAGGAAAGAATGATCTAAGATTAAGACAATATGACACAATCAAAAAATCAGTTTCCGCTGCCGCCGAAAATTCTGACTATTTGATTCATTGGCATGGCGATGCATTCGCGCTTGATCCTGCACCCATATTAGAGATCGTCAGACACATGCAGGAAAACAACTTACTTTTTTCTGGAAGGGGATTTTGGAAGGATTGCACTAATCCTAAGATTCCTGACGGGGATATCGATGATCATTTCTTTATTTTAAATTCAAAGCATGTGAGAGAGTCCGGGCTATATAACGACGATGACCAGATAGAATATGTTTCTAGGTTAACAATGCAAGGCCTGTGCTCAGAGGGAATACTTTCGCACTTAATTCAAAAAACTGTACCCAAAGATAAAGTATTCATATATTCAGACATGAGTGAGTGCGAAGTTTTACCATCCAAAAGAAGAGATTCGAGATACAGTGACAATATTGCTCATCGAACCTTGCCTCCTGTCAATATGGATCCCAGTCGTAAATTTTTACACTGTGATGACATGAACCACCTAGAGAGAATATTTTCTGAGCTAGGAATAGACACAGATCTTATTGTGAAACAATTTTAGAAAAACAAATCGAAAGAGAGGAACTTAAATGTTCAATCAGCAATTAGCATATCAAATGCACGGCGTTACGAATGAAACTGACCTTCGGATGAAGCTTTATGGAACCAGAACAGACTTGACGCAGGGTGAAGTTGATGCCATCACAGAGTGCTTAGGAGAGTTTGATTCTCCTCGATACTGTGAGATAGGAGTTTATTTCGGAGGAAACTTCAAGATAATCAATGAATGGCTAAGAGAAAATAAAGATGAATTCCACATGCACGGTGTCGACTTATTCGAAGATCTCCAAAGTGAAATCCAGGAAGGTCAGACACATGACCTTTATAATAAGTGGAATATTCTCAATGTAGCATTTTGCAAAGAGCTTGAAGCTGCGCTTCAGAATCTAGGTTGTAAAGATTTTACGCTTCACAAAGGAAGATCTGAGAATGAAACTAAAGTTCTTCCTGAGAAATGTGACGTTTTTTTCATCGATGGAAATCACACTTATGCACAAACGCTAGCGGACGCAGAAGCATGTCTTGAGAATTGCAAAGAAGGATCTTATCTGGTCTTTCATAACGCATCTGACAATATTCAGCCAGACCCACAATATGTTGCAATTGATGGAGGTCCATGGGCTGTATGTGAGCTTTTAAAATCTAGAGAAAATTTATCTTATAAGAAGATTATTGATCGCTGCGCAGTCATGAGGGTAGAAAATGTCTAGTATAGAGGTTACTTTACATGTAACATCTTACAATAGGCCTCATCGACTAAAGACCTGTATTGATTCGTTTTTTAAATCGTCCACCTATGACATGTCTAAGCTGGAAATGATTATAGTTGACAACGGGTCTACGGACAAAAATGTCGTAGAATACATTAAGAATTTAGTCCCACCGTGTCAAAAATACTCTTATGTACTGAACCCTAAAAATGACTATCCAAGCTGTTTAAGGTATGCTAAGATCCAGGCTAGAGAGATAGCTCTTGGAAATATTTTTATAGATTGTCCTGATGACCACTTGTTTGTTGTTCGATCTAACTGGCTTGAGGCCTGCATTGACCACTTGGAAAAAGACAAGACAACTGGATGCACTGTTCATTTTGCGCAACCTGGCTATCGATTTTTAAAACAAAACAATAAGATGACAAAGAACGAAAAATTCTTCAGGTCACACTTAAAAGGGTATGCAGACTACCATGTTATGAAAAAAGATGTTTATGAGAAGCTAGGACCCTACGCCCATACTCTTGGTAGAAAAGCTGAAGATGAATACATGGTAAGAGCGCTGGAAAATGGGTATTTTAGAAATCTCATAAAATTCCCAGTGGCCATAGTGAATGATGATCTTTATGAAAGTGTTGATGTCATAGATCAAAAAGATTATGAGGAAATTTTCAAGGACCTGGAAATACCTGTTTCAAATGAGCAGTTAACAGAGCTGGGTCTTCGCCTAGGAGCAATTCAAGGGATGAAAAAATGAAACTAGCTTTCATTATCGATAAGACACAAACATTCCAAGCAGTTGCAGGCGCCTTATATGAGGCCCTCGCCCGCGGGCACGAATGCTCTTTGTTTTGTAATTTCTCTGTAAACGATTTAGGCGTGATTTTAAATGCCTCCCCTAAGATAACTGATTTTCCAAACCTTAAGTGGATCCAGCATCCTGATAAAGGTTGGCTTGTCCAAAATCTTGCATCTGGAAGAAAAGAATATGATGCTGTCATTGGAATAAATCTTTTCAACAAAGGCTGGAAAAGCTTATATGAAAATGACCATCTGAAAAACTATAGCCTTGAGTATTGCTGGAATGAAATCTACAACCAGATAAATCCTTTCAATAGCAAAACAGTCTTGCTATGCAATACTGATACTTCTAAGCAGATAATTGAAGATCTATCATCTTATTCTTTCTTAGAATCTCATGGAAGCCCATGGCTAGAGTTCCTGTCCAGGTTTTCTCAGGATGGCTCGGAGAATAGAAGAATAACTTTCCTAGCCCCTCACAACAGTCTATACATTAGGCATGACAGCCTAGGGAAAAGTGTAGAGTCAATCTTGACTAGGCTGAGATCATGGTGTGATGAAAATAGATTTGAGCTAATATTGAAATCAAGAGCAAAATATAGTCGAAACTTCAAGGATTCGGTTAGATTCGACCGCGTTGTAAGTGACAGCGATGCATCAAGCCACATTGCCTTGTATTCTAGCTCTAGTGCCGTGATACATTTTTGCTCATCAGCAATCAATGAGCTTTCTTTTCTAGAGACGCCTTATTTAGCACTTGCACCCGATTTCCAAAAGCAGCTCCATCCCGACAGGATCCATCACCCAGGTATACAGAGAATCCACCAGACTTACTATAGCGGGGACATATTCGATGGAATTCACTGCGATGGCTTAAGCTCTAATGAAATGGATTCTGTGCTAATCACTAAAAAGCTTGAGGAATTACTCCGATCTAAAAAAGACTGGAAAAGCTTCCAGCAGTCTCACTTCCCAGGAAAACACCAGGGTGCATCAAGCCGAATAATGGATCGAATAGAGGAAGACCATGTCAAACTTAAGCAGTCTTCAAGTAACAACAAATAATCTTTTAAACTGGGTTTTTCAAGACAAAGATGGCGTCATTAAGGATAAGCCTGACTTTGTATTTGATATGTTCGCTGATCACTTAGCGACGACGTATGAAGCGTGGGATATCGCAGACCCAACTCGAGTAATCGAATTATGTGAACTTGATCAAAAAGATTATTCAGATCCTGACATAGATTTCATCTTGAAAATGCAGGATGAGATAGCTAAGAGCGAAATCTTTGCAGCCTTCCTGGTCCACGGAAGCTGTGCAGATCTCAGGATGATTCCCGGGTGGAGTGATTTTGACTCTATTGGAATCCTAAAGCATGAGTCTCTTTCAAGGCCTAGCAGAGCAAAGACATTCAATACTTGTCAAAAGATTGATCACATGATGAGATCACTGGATCCGTACCAGCACCACGGAATTCATTTCATACATGAAAAAGAGCTAGGGTCATTTCCTGATCTTTATCTTCCGGTTGAATTACTTAGAGATTCAAAATGCCTGCTAGGAAACAAATCTATTGGAATACAAAAATCTGACTCAAGATCCCAGGAGATAGCTAGGTTTCTAGGAATAGTAAAGACGTTGTCTTCTGCTGCAACAGATGGGATCTTGAAACATCACGCTAAAAACGGAAAATACCTCTTAGCGGATTATAAAGATCCGGAGACAATGTATCAGCTCAAGTATCTGATGTGTGTTGTCATGCTTTTACCTACATTGTGGTTAAACCTTCGAGGAAACTATTGTAGGAAGTCAGAGTCTTACGAGATGATAATGAGGCACTTCACGGATGAAGAGCTCGAATTCCTAGATGTGTGCTCAACTGTAAGAAAGAAGTGGAAGAAGAGCTATCATCAAGGAAACTTTATTCCCGATGAAGTAAGAGATATTCTAGGCTTAGACTACCTTAAAAGAGCAGCCAGATTTGCTAAGCTCTTGGAGATAAATCTTGAATCTTGAGGGGAAAACACACGAAGATTATCAGGCTGCAATTCGTAAATTTTGTGAGGATAATCCCGGTCTTACTATTTACCTGGCAGGAGAGATAAGTCACCCAGGAATATCGGATCTTGATTTTGTTGTTGTGGATAAATTTCCGGTTATCTCACCTGAGATTGAGAAGTTTTTAATGGGCGGAAATGTGATTGTCATGCCCAAAGATTGCATGTCTAGAATTACTATGATTGAGAACTTCAATTTAAACCTTGTTCAAGGGGAAAAAACTGATCTTGTTAGAAGTAATAGCGATCACTTTAAGATTGTAGAAATTCTGGAATGGCTTCCTGAAAGAATATTGCTTTTGGAGAGCCTTGATATTGAATCACTTTCTCCTCACCAAATACTTCTTTATTTAAAGTCTGCAGACCGATCCATTAAAAACGTAGAATTAATAACGGGAAAAGAATTTGTTCGTGTTTCGACAGATAATCTACGAAGTAATTTCAAAGTTATTAATCTACAGCAAGTACTAAAATCTTACTTGGCAGCCTGTGAAGCTGCATGGGAAGAATTTTCTTCTTTTTGTAAGGTTCTTGAATCCTCAATCATTGGAAATGCAAAGATCTCAAGCTATTATAAGTTTGATCACAATCGTTTTCCAATACTCTTAAGTTATCTAAATCAACTAGCCGCGGAAGAATCAAAGCTAGCAGCAAAACTCAGAGAAAGAATGTCGATCGATAAGTTTGAATGTAAATTTGATCAAGATTTTTTACAATTCATAAGAAAGAGATTTTCTTTGATTGGCGAAGTGTATGACTTCCATGTTTCTAAAGGAAGTAAAAGCGGGATGATAAAGTATGGCTGGCTCCTCTGAATCAGGAAAAGTATTAGTCGTTCACTGTATTGATACTGAAGGGCCCATCGGTGGTGATGTTAGGCGCAGACCTGACGGCTCTAAAGAGTTTATGGATAACTGGCACGATATTAAGGCATCTCTTCGGGAGATAACGTGCCCAGAGTTTAGAGAAAAGTACATTGACTCAGCAGGAAACCCATACGTTTATAACTGGTTTATTATGGATTTTATGGGTTTCAAGACCAACCCAAAAAATAGGATTCAAGAGTTTCACGACACATACGACAACATAAAGTCTTTAAACACTTCACGTGATTTTTTCCACTGGCACTATCACCAGCCTCCAGAAAGCGGAATCGGTGACCAGTGGAGTCCTGACTGGGATGAGTCTGATATCCACTATGAGATTCTTGGCCGTAGAGCCTTAGAGAGAAATGATTTTCCGGAGGTTTATCGGGCAGGAGGAACGATCGAGGACAACAAGTGTTCTCATTGGCTTGAAGATCATTTCATGCTTGACTATTCCAATCGTGTGTCTCATAGGTCTACTCCTACTACGAACATCTTTGACTTTAACTGGTTCGGCGCCCCGTCTCACTGGGGATACTATCACCCCGACACAGATGATCTAACTCAGCCCGGCAAGATGAAGAGAATGATTGCTCGATCTGTGGATCTTGAGTCTAGACTGCACAGCCTAGAGCAGTGGCAGGTGGATGAAGCATTTTCTTACGCTAAGCAGTTTGACCAGCCTGTACTTCTCTCGTATTTCAGTCACGACCATCGAGACATGAGACCTGAGACTTATCGGGCGATTCAAATGATCGAGAAAGCTGCTGCTAAGTTTAATGTGCCTTTCTCATATTGTGATGCCAAAGCTGCCTTGCAGCATATCGCAAAGATCCAGCCTGAGAAAGTAGAGGTCAATATCAGACAATACCCAGAAGAAATAGCTTTTTCTTTCTCTTCCCGACCCTACCAGAAAAAGGCTTTTATTTTCGCTCTCACATCGTCGAATAAGTTCGAGCATATTGAGGGGGCGGTACACAAAGAAGGAAACTCTTGGTCTTGTTCGGTTCCCCTGAAGCCCGATTACAAATCCATCGCCACCGCCGGCCACTCGCGGTCTGGTGATAAGTTTGTGAAAGTGGTAGAGCTTTGAGAATATTGACTGTCATTCCAGCTCGAGGAGGAAGCAAGCGCCTTCATAGAAAGAACATCTATCCTATTCTCGGGCGCCCCCTCATGAGCTATGCGATCGAAGCTTGCAAAGGAAGTCAGTACCTGGATGATCAAAACATATACGTCTCGACTGAGGATGAAGAAATTGCAGGAGTTGCTATTCAATATGGTGCAAAAGTAATCGATCGACCTGGCGAGCTATCCGAAGATCACGTCTGGACACAAGATGTACTCTCACACGCCCTAGAATGGTCCGAGAGACAAACGGGAGATGAGTTTGATGTGTTGGTAAGAGTGCAAGCAAACTCTCCCCAGATAACATCTGAGAAGATCGATGAGTGCATAAAAAAGCTACAAGATCATGATCTTTGGGAAGTTTTCACTGTTGATGAGGAAGGAATCGAGGACGCCGCAGTACATGTCATGCTAAGAAGATGCGTAAATCAAAAAGCACTGTCAGTGTATAAAGGTGTAGTTATAACTGATTACATAGATGTTCACACAATAGATGACGTAAGGGTCATTGAGGATAAGATGATGAGAAAGCTATAAGATGGAAAAAAAGCCGGGCATCCTCGTCAGTGTAATCATTACTTGCTATAACCTCGAAAAATACATTAGCCGGGCAATCAATAGCTGTATCAACCAGACGCTACCAGAAAAACAATATGAGGTTATTGTTGTGGATGATTGCTCCACGGATAGTTCATGGGAAGTAATCTCACAATTCCAGGGCCTCGTAACGGCTATCAAGTCTGAAAAGAATGGCGGTGTATCTGCGGCATCTAACAAGGGGATATCTGCTAGCAGTGGAAAGTATGTGGTCCGGGTTGATGGCGATGATTTTATTAATAAGAATTTTCTTCACACAATGTCAGAAGTTTTAGAGTGGAACGATGATATCGGTTTTGTCTATTGTGATCAGATTGTTGTTGAGAAAGACTTGAGTCGCAAGCAAGAAATTAATACGCTTGATAAACTTCTTGATCACGGCGCTGGAGTGATGTTTAGGCGAAGGTACCTAGACGCCGTTGGTTTTTACGATGAGACGCTCCGAAACAGAGAAGACTATGATCTCATTCTACGCTATATTAAAAACTTTGACGGTCACCGATTAAGATTACCTTATTACAGGTATTGTAAGCGACAAGGTTCCCTTTCATCCCATGCAGAGCAACGCCAATTGCTAAAGAATGAAATCGATAAAAAGCTTAAGTCCCAGGAAGAGTTAAAAGATGAGTGAATTAGAAGATCTCCCGGATCACGGGCTATCAAGAAAAGAAATTCTGAACATCCAGGCTCAAATGAATGCTTTTATAGACAAGCATGAGCACCGCTCTGTAAATTACCGGCTCGGTATGCATCAAATTAGAGACCTGGAGATTGAAAGTCATTTTCTTTTTAACCGCTGGTCAATGACCAAAGATTTAGAAAAAAGATGGCAGTCAGTGTGGGAGAGTTCAAAAAGATTGAGAGAGATGCTTATCGAAAGCAAAGCCGGAAAAAAAGATATTAGAGTTCTTGATATCGGGTGTGGTCACTGTGCGTACTGGCCTATTCTAAGCAAATATAATGTCACAAAATTCACAGGAATAGATTTGTTTGACCTAACTACTATAGCCAGAGTCCAGGAATCATTAGGAGGCCTGTTCGAGCCTAAGGTGGCGCAACCAGTGTTAGGGGCCGTATTGAGTAGCGAGAATATCGGCCTATTTGAGGTAGGCAAAGTCTTCGATAAAAATCTTCGAATTCCTGAAAGCGCCGAAGTATCAAACTATTTTGCTGCAATGCTGATGGTATGCGCAACATCTGCCGGCGCCTTAAGCGCATTAAACAACTTAGATCTTACTCACAAGCTGATCAAAAATATGTTACCTGATGCTAGCACTCGTCTTTTAATGTCGAAGGCTGAGAATTTTGAGGCTATGCTAGGAGAAGATGAAAAATTTGATATCATCATGTGCATCGCCGCCCATCCAGGGAAACCAATTCCCGGTGAAGGTGGAGGTGGTAAAAACATAGGAGTGCTGCCAGATCTTCTTGATAAAATAGCAGCAAAGCACTTAGCCTCCGGAGGTGCAGTAGCACATGTGGATAATGTTTAGGATACATCAATGAATGAATTAGATTTTCTGTGGGAAAAAATAAGATCAGGGAAACCTTTTTTCATCGCAGAGGCAGGGGTAAATCACTTAGGGTCTCTTGATCTCGGTGAGCGCCTTATTAAGGAAGCCGCAATGGCAGGAGCTCACGCAATAAAGTTCCAGTCATATAAGGCAGCAAATCTCTGTACGAAAGATGCGCCTAGATTCTGGGACTGGGAAGGCGAGCTCGAAGAGGATGGATCACAATTTGATTCTTACTCTCATTTAGATTCTTTCGGGGAAGCTGAGCATGCTGAACTAAAGAGAATGTGCGATGAGTATGACATTGAGTTTATGTCTACTCCGTTTGATGATGAGGCTACAGACTACTTAGATAGAGTCGGCATCAATGCTTATAAGATTGCATCATGTGATGTTACCAATCACCCCCTTTTAAAGCATGTGGGATCGAAGAAAAAGATTGTAATGCTTTCCACGGGCGCCGCAGACTTGCAAGATATTCGAGATGCTGTAGGCGTCTTAGAAAAGGCAGGAACCGATAAGATTGTTATCATGCACTGCAATTTAAAGTATCCGACTGATCCCGATCAAATAAACTTGTCAATGATAAAGTCTATCCAAGAAGAGTTTGGTGAAAAATATGTATACGGACTTTCAGATCATACTATGACTGTTGAGACGCCTGCATTCAGCCTTATGCTCGGTGCAAACGTAGTCGAAAAACACTACACTGTAGACAAGACGCTCGATAAAAGCGCCGACCATTGGCTTTCTGTGGATCCAGCCCAAGTTAAAGAAATTGTTCGTCTTATGGACCTGTCACATGTAATGATGGGTACATCTGAAGTTAAAGAATGTACTGAAAGTGAAGAGCGCGCCAAAATGTATGCTCGAAGAAGCGTCGTATCTCTAAAGCCCATTAAGGCTGGAGAAGTTTTCACATCTGATAATATTGGGTGCAAGCGACCGGGCACTGGGATATCACCGAAAGTATTTAGTAAGATCTTGGGAACAACTGCTTCACAAGATATTGATGATGATGTTCTACTGACATCGGATGACGTAAAGATAGGATTAGGGAGCTGATATGAAGATTGGTATTTGCGGACAGGGATTTGTAGGAACAGCTGTTCGAGAAGGAATGCGAGACTTCTTTGATCTTGCAACTTACGATAAGTTTAAAGCAGAGGATTTTGCTGTTGAGAGTTTAGCAGTTCTCTCTCGTGATTGCGAGGTCATTTTTGTGTGTCTACCTACTCCGATGAGAAAGTCTGGTGAGTGTGATACACGTATCGTTGAAGGTGTCATTCAAGAGATTGATGAGATCTGCGGTGCTAATAAGCTAAAGAACCGCGTTGCTGTTATTAAGTCTACAATTCCTCCTGGAACCACAGCAAGGCTCAATAGGCAAGTAAAGAACATCCAGGTTGTGTTTAATCCAGAGTTTCTTACCGAGGCAAACGCTATTAATGATTATAAGACGCAAACTCGAATTATTCTTGGGGGTCCACGCCCGGGAACTTCAAAAATGAAGACTATTTTTGCCAAAGCATTTCCTAATGCGTCAATTATTAAGACAGGTTCTAATACTGCAGAAATGGTAAAATACTTTACAAATTGCTTTCTTGCTACAAAAGTTAGTTTCTCTAATGAGATACGACAGATTTGTGAGAAGACAAATATTGATTATGATAAAGTAGTTGAGTACGGTCTTTATGATACAAGAATTGGAAAGTCTCACTTTTCATCTCCTGGACCAGATGGGTCATACGGATTCGGTGGGCACTGCTTTCCGAAAGATATTAATGCCTTAATGTTTCTTGCAAGAGAAAAAGGCATTGATCCCAGCGTATTGCAATCTGTCTGGGCTAAAAATCTTGAGGTAAGATCCCCCGAGCACCGCGACTGGGAAGCAATGTCCGGCCGAGCAGTATCGGAGGATTAATGAAAGCACTGGTTACTGGAGGTTCCGGATTTATAGGTTCTCACGTTGTTGAAGAACTCCTGACCATGGGTTGTCATGTTGTCGTGATTGACGACGAATCCGCGAATGAAAACCATGAGTTCTATAAGTTCGAGGCCGCCGAATATCACAAGCTTGATATCTGTGATGATGAAACAGCAACGCTTTATTCGGGAGTTGATATAGTGTTTCACCTTGCAGCTAGATCCAGAATACAACCGACAATCGATGACCCATCAGGGGCATTTGATGCTAATGTTCTCGGCACTAGTAAAGTCCTTAATCACTCCAAAAATGCAGGAGTCAAAAAGGTAATTTACTCCAGCAGTTCTTCTTGCTACGGCCACAAAAATAAGCCTCCGCACCACGAAGAAATGATACCGGACTGTCTGACACCTTACTCTCTCTCCAAGAAGCAGGGGGAAGAGCTCTGTAAGATGTTCTCAGACCTATACGGTTTAAGCACAATCACATTGCGATATTTTAATGTGTATGGTCCAAGGGAGCCGCTTAAAGGACAGTACGCACCGGTCGTAGGTCTTTTCAAAAGAATGAAAGATTCAGGAGAAAAACTAACTATTGTAGGCGACGGAGAGCAGCGTAGAGACTTTACCTATATCAAAGACGTTGTCCGCGCAAATATAATGGCTGCTGATTCAAAAGTGTATCACGGACTCTTTAATATTGGTACCGGTAGAAACTACTCCATAAACCAGGTTGCAGATCTTGTAGGAGGAGAAAAGCATTACATACCCTCGAGATCTGGTGAGGCACGTGAGACTATGGCTGATATCTCCAAGGCCACACAAATTCTAGGATGGTCACCTAATCACCGACTAGAAGATACTGTACTTTCTTATTAGTTGGTATACTATTAGAATATGATATTCCCTACCGGTAAACCCCATATCTCATTTTCTGAGCTTTTTGCCTGGAAAGAATGCCCGTATCGGCATAAGCTTACACACATTGACAAGATCGGTACTTTTGACCCTTCTCCTTATCTTGGTTTTGGAACCGGAGTTCATGCTTCTTGCGAGCACTACATCGAGACCAGAGAGATAGACAAAGAGTTAGCATTTAAAGAAATCGATGATTACTGGGATGAGAATCAAGAGGGAATTACAGAGTACGTTGAAGCTAACGGTTTCTGCAAGTACTCTCCTGAACGCGAACAATGGAAGCAGATAGCCTCTGACATTCTCGACGATGTCCCCAGTTTCTTAGATGAGACTTTCCCTGGGTGGAAAGGTGTAGAAGCTGAAGAGCAGCTCTACGAAGTAATCCAGAATGATGAGATGCAGTTTAAAGGTTTCATCGATGCAGTCATCATTAATAAGAACAAGAAAGGACAGCCAAAGATATGGCTCCTTGACTGGAAAACTGCAGGCTGGGGATGGAGACCTCAAAAGAAGCAAGACTTCAATTATCAAATGCAGCTTCTTCTTTACAAGCACTTTTGGGCTGAGAAACACAACGTCAATCCCAAAGATGTAAAGATAGGTTTTGTCCTCCTCAAGAGAGACGGGAAGAACGGAAAGCGCTGTGAGCTTGTTGAAGTATCAGGTTCTGAGGCCAAGCTAGAGAAAGCAACAAAGGTTGTGAGATCGATGCTTGCTGCAGTGCGCAAAGGTTTCTTTCCAAAAAATTACAGTGCATGCCGTTGGTGTGAGTTCAAAGGTACGGAGCACTGTAGCGGTTCTTGATTTTTTATAAAAATTAATAGTGTGTGTATGATAGTACGCAACCCTGGGGACTAGATGAAAAAAAAGAAAATTTTATTGCTGAGCGATCACTTACTAAGCACGTCAGGTGTTGGGTGTCAGTCTAGATTTTTATCGCTTGGGCTCGCTGAAAAGGGCGATTGGATGATCAGGCAACTGGGTGCTGCCATTAAGCACGAAAATTACGATATGGCGCAGCCTCACCCAGATATCTTAATTAAACCTGTTGATGGCTTCGGCGACAGAGACACGATTCGGCAGCTTTTAGCAGTTGAAAAGCCAGATGTGCTTCTTCTTTTCACAGACCCGCGGTTTTTTGTCTGGATTTGGCAGATGGAAGATGAGATACATCAGGTTTGTCCTATCGCATATTGGCATGTGTGGGATAACGATCCATACCCAGAATTTAATAATGTGTTCTACCAGTCAACCGATCTTATTAATTGTCACTCCTACAAGACCTATGAACTTGTTAGTGAAAGACACCCATCAAAAACTAACTTCATACCTCACGCCCTCCCGGAAGACATTTACTTTCCCATGAAGCCTGAGGAAGTCACCAAAAATAAGAAGCTTCTTTTAGGTGAAGATAGACTAGATCACTTTACTGGAATCTGGATTAATCGAAATGCTAAGCGAAAAAGACCAAATGATGTCTTGATGTCTTGGAAGATGTTTTTAGATGATCTTGAGAAAAAGCACGGTCATAGAAATGCAACTTTGATCATGCACACTGATCCTTTTGATCAAGAGGGCCCAAATCTACAGAGCACAATGGAGCTACTTGGTATTGTTGATAACGTCTCGATATCAGCGCAGAGGATAGACTTTAATCAAATGAATATCCTTCATAACATATCTGATTTCTGTGTCAATATTGCCTTGAATGAAGGATTTGGGTTAACTACACTAGAATCAATGCAGTGCGGAAAACCGATCATAGCACTCAAGACAGGCGGCCTGACAAGGCAGGTAGTAGACCATAGAGATGGATCTGAGAACGGAATAGCTCTAGATCCTGATGTCAGATCTCTTGTGGGGAGCCAGATGGTCCCTTATATCTACGAAGACTACTGTAAAAACGAAAGTACTTCTGAGGCTTTTATGAAGATGTATGAACTCGGCCCAGAAGGTAGAAAGAAACTAGGTCAAAAAGCTAGAGAATATGTTCTGTCAGAATTTAAGCTTCAAAAGACTGTTGATTTGTGGGATGAGAGCCTAACAAAGCTCATCGAAGACTGGAAGAATGACAGGGAAAAAATCTATAAGCCCTGGAGAATGAAAGAGATGTCAGGAAAATGAGAAAAGTTGTTTTAAGAGCACCCGTTCTTACCCAAAGCGGATACGGGGTTCACAGTAGGCAAGTGGCACGCTGGCTCATCGGATTAGCAGAAGCTAACCAGATAAACTTGACAATCCAATGTGTACCCTGGGGTGATACTACGTGGTTTACTAATGGTGATGCACTTGAGGGATTAATTGGTAAAATTTTCAAATATTCGGGACCAGAGGTCCAGGGCGCCGACGTTTCTTTCCAGGTGATTCTTCCAAATGAGTGGCAAGATATTGCCAAGTATAATGTGGGAATAACTGCAGGAATAGAGACGGATAGGTGTCACCCTGCCTGGATAAACGCAGTAAACTCTATGAATGCTGTAGTAGTTCCGTCCGAGCATGCCAAGAAATGCTTTACAAATACGGGAAGAATAAACAAGGATGTTATTGTTATCCCAGAGTCTTTTCCGGATGTTCTCACCCAAGAACCAGATCTTGAAAAATTTGACTTTAACACCGACTTCAACTTCCTTGTTTTCGGGCAGCTTACAGCGATGAATTTTCAAGATGATAGAAAAAATATTTTCAACACGCTTAAGGTTCTGATCAATACATTCAAAGACAAGGAAGATGTCGGGATTATTCTAAAGTCTAATGTAGGACGATCTACAATCATGGATTTTAAGCACATCCAGGGAGTTTTGACTGCAGCTCTAAAATCTATCGGTCATAAGGGAAGTCCAAAAGTTTATCTCTTGCATGGAAATATGTCTGATGACGATCTACGGGATCTTTATAAGCACCCGAAAGTTAAAGCCCTTGTAACGATGACAAGAGGCGAAGGCTTCGGACTACCGATCTTAGAATCAGCTGCATGCGGAGTCCCCATCGCCGCGACACGCTGGTCAGCCCATACTGATTACATGACAAGAGATTCTTATTTGAATATCAAATATGATCTTGTAGAGATTAGCGATTCCAAAGTTGACGGTAACCTGTTTATCAAGGGAATGAAGTGGGCAGAAGCCAGTGAAAAATCTGCATCTGAGGAGTTAGAAAAGCTTTATAAGTATTATTCTGTTTATGATAAAAGAGCTCGTGCACACCAGGAGGTAATCCTTGAAAGTCACAGCTTTGATTCAATTCAGGGGAAATACCAAGAGCATTTTTATAAGCTGTTATGTTCATAGGGCTGATAACATTAAGCGTAATATGCGTAATCCAGTTCTTTTTTATAGTTCGATTTGCAAGAACTGTATTTCAATTTGAAGATAGGATAGAGCTCGCGCTAGATAAGATCGATGAGTCTTATGGCGTAATTAGCGAGATATTAGAGCGTCCTCTTTTTTTTGACAGTCCTGAAATTAGAGAAGTTCATAGGCAGATTGGCATGGTCAATACCTATTTACTGAGCGTCGCCAGCGACTTGGCTAATGTCGAAGTCGATCAAGAAGAGGAATGAGATTTGACAACTCCCAAAAAAGGCAAAGGTAAGCGTAGAAGAAAAAATACAGATCCAAAAGTAGCGCAAAAGAAAAAGCAGATAAAGCTGTATTTTAATGAAGGTACACAGAAAGCAATCGAAGAATTCCAGGCGGCAGAAACTGACGAAGAAAAAAATGAAATCTACACTGAGTCTATTCTACCGGCATTTGACAAGCTTTCAGAAAACTTAATCTTCATTCATAAGTTCACATCACTTCATGAATCTTATGAGGATTTAAAAAATGACTGCGTTACTTTTCTGTATGAGACACTTTATAAGTTTGATCCCTCGAGAGGGACAAAGGCATTTTCATATTTCAATGTCGTTGCAAAGAACTTTTTAATTATTAAGTCTAAGCAGAAGACTGCTTTCTTAAGAAGAAGCGTAAGTATAGAAGATGAAAGAATGTTTTCTTCAGGAGAAAGACGCTCCTATCAAGAAAAAAATTTAGTAGATAGCCCCGTAGCATCTCTGGTAAAAGAAGATGATCTTAGGCTGATATTTGGTATGCTTAAGCACCTTACGGGAGAGGCAAGAACTGACAATGAAAAAGCTTGCATCAACGCAATCACTACGCTGTTTGAAAACGCAAATGATTTAGAGTTTCTAAATAAGCGTGCAGTTTTTGTCTATCTTAGAGAGATGAGCGGCCTATCACCCAAGCAGCTTACGACTACGATATCCAACCTCAAGAAAAAATATAGAGCATTGAAAGAAAACGATGAGTTCAGAATCTTCTTCGAATGATCCAAAATCTAAAGAAGAGATTTGGACAGAAATATACCAGAATGCCTTCCAGGATAGGGAGAAAGCCAGCATGCTGGTTACTAATCTGTGGAAGGAAATAACAGCCGACCCGGAAAAACATATCCTGTACGGAACTACAGTATCAAAATACCTAGAAAGAATGGCAAAATCAAACGACCAGCTTGTTAAACTGGCAGAGCTTATGCAAAAATCTGATATCGTTGTCGAAGAAGAAGATATTGACTTAGACGACGTGTACAGCAAGATGGATACAGTGAAAATAAAACCGTCAGAGTAAATTATGAGCATGGAAGATTTAAAATATGGCGGTGACGTCCTCCCCGTACTTAATCAAAATTCAACAGTCATCAAGCAGGCATTGGTCCTGGAAATTGTTGATAACCCGGCTCAATTCAAAAATGATGACTTTCTTGATGTATTTCTCAAGAAGATAGGAAATGCTCCTACTCCCTATTTGAAGACTAGTCTACCAGGTCCTCTTAGAAGGCAGCTCAAGATGGCTCCGAGAAATGCCGTGATTGCTATCTTGCTAGACGATACAAATGCAGCCTCCGGTGGCGCAAAGCTTTTTTATCCTCTTTTTTCCCAGCATTTATCCCTCCCAGTAAAGCCAGGAGAAAACGTATGGATTATCTCTGAAGCGCTACAAAGTCAATTCAGCGTAACTAAGAGCGAGGTGCCGAAAGGAGTTTCTGCAGTCGACGGAGAATTAATTTGTAGCGGATACTGGATGTCAAGAGTAGTAGCTCCTGACTATGCAGACGATATAAATTTCACTCACGCCGATCGAGGTCGAAGCCAGGAATATGTTAACCAGCAAAAAGGAAAACAGCCAGCCCAGCTGGCACCCCCGCCGTTTCACAATGGTATTTATTCTAATGATCCTGAAAATCCAGGGTTGGTAAACACTTACACTTTGCCGGCCACTAATGATTACAACAGAATCTACATAGAATCTCAATCTAATAGAAGGACGACTAGAGAGCCTGTTCCGGAATTTACCAAGCGCCCTGGTGATATAGTAATTCAAGGTTCTAATAATGCCCTGATCTGTGTAGGTGAGGATCGACCTAATCCCGGTAACGGTGAGTCCAACGTAAATTACAAATCTGAGGCTCCTCTTGAAAGACCTCGTCGAGATGCAAAAGCAGGCACTATTGACATGGTCGCCGGAAGAGCCCTGATTAGAGAGGGCGAAAGCTTTAAGTTCGATCCAGAAAAAATAACTACGGTTGCAAATGCCCATGAAGGTGAGACAGAGAAAGAAAAGAGATCCTGGGCTTTGGTGGAAGGTGAATCTTCGCAAAAAATAAACGAGGGAGACACCAGTTTTATTAAGGATCTTTCTCGAGTTTATATTTCTATGAAGACAGACGGTGACAAGAACCTTGGATATGAGGAGCCTAAGCTTCTTCCAAAAATAGGTGAAGAATTTACCTCTGCTCCCGTAGATAATTCTGCTTACGTGATATCACGTGCCAAAGAGATAAGAATAGTTGCAGCTCAACAAAGAGACGAAGAAGGTGCAATATCTTCTGAAGTCACCACCGCCGGCAGCATTCGCATAATCAAAGAAGGAACAAGAGACGAAGAAGGGCACTCAATTGACCAGGGTGTCATCCAGTTTAATCCTGACGGAACATTAGTCATCGACAGCCCATCTATACTCATTGGATCTGGTAAAGAAGCTGCGAACGGTGAAGGTACGCAGGTCTATATTGGCAACAATGCTACTGAACCACTAGTCCTAGGTTCAATACTCAGAGATCTCCTCTCTAGTTTACTCTCTTCATTTGAGCAAAATGCAGCCAATTTTGTTGCTACTGGTACGGGTCCCGGGATTCTAAATCCCGCAATAGTCAGTGAGATAGCCAGGGTAAAGGGACAACTTGATACTTTCTTAAGCAAAAATGCAAGAACCAAGTAATGGCTCTTAGTAAACAAAAGCTGGTAGATGGGCTAAAAGAAGCATTTACCAAAGCCAAAGAAGTAGAAGAAAGCACTAAAAAAGTTGACGGCAAAGATGTAAAGGTAAGTGAAGCCAAAAACTCACAGTCCGATATCGCAGGCTTTATTGCTGACGCCATTGTTTCTTATGCATCGGATGCTGAAGTCTTAGTATCTGCACCATTTGCCACGCCAGTTCCAGCACCTGACGCATCTGTGGTAGGCAAGAAATTAAAAGTCCAAACCGCTCAAGCAGGAAAGCCCGCGCTTCAGTCAACTATTCTTACCAGCATGAACACACAAGATGTGGCGATGACTGCCATCACGAGCGGGATTATGGCATATACTGCGGCTTCATTTATTGCATTCACCGGCACCACCGTCACAGCCGCCGGAGCCGCAGTGATGGCTGTGCCACCTCTGTTGGTTGCGCCCCTTGCTGTAGGAATCGGGGGAGGTGAGGAGGATGATGTGATCAATGCGATGGCTACTGTTATTCACACTTCTTTTTTAGGTTCGACATTTACTGGGGCAGGTTCTAATACCGCACCGCCATCAACTGGTGCAGTTGTCAGTACTCTCATGTAGTGCATATTTAACTGTTGGGCATGAATACTGATTAATAAAGTCAGTGTAGTAGTTAGTTATCTACGGGATTGTGTGCAAAATGGCAGCTATAAGCTTTAAGAACGTGGGTGAGAAACTCGACGAATATCAAAATCGTCAATCAGACGTTTCACCCACACCTATCGGTATTGCTACCCCCTTAAGGCTGAGCACTACACAGCAAGATATTTTTGAGATGCACTATGCATTACAAGATCAAATTGAGGATAACTTAAGAAACCTTATTTTGACAAACCACGGAGAAAGATTAGGTTTATATGACTTTGGCGCAAATTTGCAACCCATACTTTTTTCTTTGACAGGCGCGTCTTTTGAATCTGAGTGCATGAGAAGAATTAAGGTGGCAGCAAGAAAATATTTGCCCTTTATTGATCTGGAGACTTTTGAGGTAGCAACTGATAATAGATCAACGAGTAAGAGTCTTGCGACCATAGCAATCACCCTGGCGTACGGAATACCTGCGCTAGGCGTGACAGGTAAAAAGATGAGCATCTTGCTCACTGCAGGAGGATAATAATTGTCGACAAATACAAAAAACAGGTTGACTGCAATTAGAAACAGATCTTTTTTAAACAAGGATTTTGGAGAGTTTCGTTCGCAGTTACTCGATTATGCCCAGACGTATTTCCCAGATAGAATCCAGGACTTTTCGGAAGCCTCACTTGGTGGTTTGTTCCTGGATATGGCAGCGTATGTCGGAGACGTAACCTCGTTTTACCTAGATCACCAGTTTAGAGAGCTTGATCCAGAGACTGCTGTTGAAAGAGAAAATATCGAGCGCCTCGCGCGTAACGCGGGTGTAGATATTAGAGGAGCCTCACCCGCTGTATCTGAAGTAACATTCACACTAAAGGTCGCTTCTCAAAAAGTTGGAACAATTTACCAACCTGGACAATTCTCATTGCCCGTGATCAAGAAGGGGACAACGGTTTCCTCTGACAGTGGAATTACATTTGAACTAACAGAAGACCTAGACTTTGCAGAAAGAAATGAGTTAAATCAATTTTTAGCAGAAGTAGAAGTAAACGAGTTCAACTCAGGTGGAACTCCTAAAAATTATTTTGTATCAAGAAAAGGAACTTGCGTCTCAGGAGAAAGAGCAACAGAAAACTTCACAATTCCTGATGAACATATACCCTTTAGAACTATTGTTCTTGCCAATAGTAACGTAAGCGAGATATTAGACGTTAGGGATGATGACGGCAGCGAATACTATGAAGTGGACGCGCTTACACAAGACACTGTTTTTACAGCAATTCCCAACTTAGATGACGACAATAAAATTGTCAATGACATGATTGCCATAAAATCGGCACCTCGTCGATTTGTAAAAGAGGGATCTTCAACCACAGGGTTAACTACGCTTCGATTCGGATCTGGAAATCCAGGAACACTTGATGGTGATCTTATTCCTGACCCATCTGAATTGGCACTCCCTCTTTTCGGCAAGAAGACATTTTCTAAATTTACCATAGACCCAAATAATCTTCTGAAAACACGAACGCTTGGCCTATCGCCCAGGAATACCACACTTCAAGTCCAGTATAGATCCGGCGGAGGCTTGACACATAACGTATCTGCTAGGTCAATAAGCTCAGTTTCTGGGCTTATTATGGTATTTGAAAAATCTCCAACAGCCGCTGAAGCTCAAGCAGTTAGGGCGTCGTTGTTTGTTACAAATGATGCCGAGGCATCGGGAGGAGAAGATCCTCTCACAATCGAGGAAATAAGAAGTCTTATCTCAGCAGCAAAAAATTCTCAAAATAGAATTGTAAGCAAGCAAGATCTGCTTTCTAGAATTTATACGATGCCTTCAACATTTGGAAGGGTTTTTAGGGCCGGAGTATCTCCCAGCCCCAGGAATCCCCTAGCAACTTCTCTTTTTATAGTCAATAGAGATATCGACGGAAGGCTCACGCTTTCTCCTGATGCTCTCAAGAAAAATTTAGTGACGTATCTGAACGAGTTCAGGTTGATATCAGATGCTATTGATATACTTGATTCTCCGGTAGTCAATATAGGCACTGAATTTAAAATAGCAGTTGATCCAAATTTTAGTCCCGATGCAGTTCTTAGATCTTGTATTGGAAAAATTATTAACTACACTAATGTTGAAAATTTTCAAATCGGAGAACCGATAAGGCAGTCTGATTTGATCAATTTAGTTTATAACACCCCGGGAGTTCTTTCTGTCGTCGATTTAAAGGTTGTCAATAAGACAGGTAGCGAAGGCACTAGAAATTACTCTCAGGTTATCCACAATATGCCTTCTAATACACGCAAGGGGTTGATCTTTCCTCCCGAGGGAGGAATTTTTGAAGTTAAATTTCCTAGCCTAGATATTAAAGGTGCGATAGTTTGAGGTACATAGATGTATAGACGACTAAAGGCTACTAAAGACACATACATTACTAATAAGATTATTCGTAATAGTTTTAGGGCAACTGATTCCAATGTGGGCGAAGCAGCTACGCTAGATCTTTTTAAACTCTATAACGAGAATAAGATCGCAGGTGATGATACCCCGATTGAGCTTACTCGAATTCTAATAAAATTTGACTTGAATCCCTTGCGCGCTCTCACGGGAAGCATACTTGACATAGACAGTACTTCCTTTAGATGTGATCTAAAGCTTCATGATGTGTATGGGGGTCAATCTCTTCCTTCTAATTTCAAGGTTGCAGTCTTTCCTCTTTCCAGATCATTTGACGAAGGCGTAGGAAGAGATGTTGCTAAGTTTCAAGACATTGATGCCGCCAATTTTATCACATCATCTGTGACAAATGCATCTCCCACGACCTGGCACCTTACAGGAGCAAATAAGCAAGGTCTTTTGGGTGCATCGGATCTGGATATAATATCATCTGGTAACTTAAACGACGGAGACGGCGTCGGTTTCTTGTACAGCGAACAGACTTTCCTGGACGGTACTGAGGATCTTTCTGTTGACGTGACAAAGGTAGTTTCTGCTACGCTAGCAAACCAGATACCTGACTTTGGATTTAGAATATCCTTTTCAGGAACGCAAGAGACAGATACAAAAACTAGATTTGTTAAGCGCTTTGCATCTCGTCATAATAGCAACACAAGAAAACAGCCCTCTCTAGACGTTAGATATGACGACACTATTCAAGATTATCATAAGTCCTTCTTTTTTAACCTCTCAGGATCAATCTTTCTAAACAATTTTGAAAGAGGGCATGCGGCAAACGTAGTATCAGGCGCCGCCCTAACCCAGATCTCAGGCGACGATTGCATGAATTTAAAATTGCAGACGGGGTCATACCAGAAAGTAGTATTAGCATCGCAGCATTCTTACCCTGGAGGAACTTTGTCTTCCACGGGCGTATACTCAGCTTCATTTGCTATCGATAGCTTTGGTTCTTCTTCTGTAGACAATAACAATACGCTTGAGGATTTCATAAGGGACAGCGGATCAGTAACATTCACAACGTTTTGGCAGTCTATAGATGAAACAGTAGGTTACCATACGGGAAGCCTTAAAGTTATGGCTTCTGATACAACCGCATTTGATAATGATCCTGTTAGGTACACCCTGAATATAGCAAATCTTAAGGGCGTCTATAAGTCTGGACAAAAAGTCAGGCTAAGAATGGTTGCTTTTGATGCCGACGAACAAGTAAAAGCCCTCAAGCTTCCGCTTTATCGATCTAGCATGATTCTAACTAAGTGCTATTATAGAATTAGAGACACATACTCAGACGATGTAGTTATTCCTTTTGATGATGGCGACGGATATAATGGTACCCTTATGTCAACCGATTCAAAAGGAATGTATTTTGATATTTTTACCGACGACCTGGACATGGGAAGAGTTTTCACAATTGATGTGAAGATAAAGAGAGATAACTCAACTCAAATATTCAAAAATGTCGGAGGAACTTTTAGGATAGATCCCTAATGTCTTCGAAAGACAGATTACAAAACCAGCGCCCAGGCGTTTTTAGACCTTCCGTCGTGAGGGATGAAGGCGGTGGAGCAGGAGTAGTTAGATTCATTACCCAGGCTGAACTTGATGCCGGGATATCTTATGAAGACTATTTCATTTACGATGAAAGTACGGGAATAAAATCAACCCAACAAATCCCAGTTGATTTTAGCAAGTTTCAAAATCATACATTTTTTAATTCTGCCCAAGCTAATGTCAATGTCACCTTTAACAGCCTTATCAATCACTATCCTTTCGATGGATCACGAAAAGAATTAGAAAAGTTTTTAAACGGTCTTACGGGATTTGACAATTACGTTCTTTCAAAGTTCCCTACGAATTTAGGCGCGCTGGTATTTTCAGGATCTACATCCGGAGCTTCAGATTCCGGGACGTACATCGAGGTAAAAGACTTTTCAGGCGCCGACTTTGTCGATTTTTCATCAGATCGGTCTGGAAAGAGCGTGCTCGCACTTGATGAGAAAAGCTATACTGTAGAAACCCAGATTTTTCCTGCACCTCTAGCTAACGGGAATGAAGTTCTTTTTCAAAAAGTGTCTGGTAGCACAAATGGCTACACGATGGCTATGAAATCTGGTGTATCTACAACTGCTGCAGAAGTGATGTTTGCAATACGGTCTGGGTCTGCCAGCTTAATAGTATCGGCTTCTATCCCTAAAAATGAATTTAGTCACATTGCTGCTGTTTACGACAGATCTAAAGATGAGGGCAGGTTAAAGCTATATCTTAATTCTAAGCTTGTTGGGACTTCTTCCAATACTGCGATTTTCGGGCCCATAGACTTCAATAATTCATCTCTCTTTATTGGAACCGGCAGCATTCACCAGGGAATCTTGCATGATAGCGCAAACTTCACCCCCAGCAGGACATTCTCTGGCTCTTTGGACGAAGTGAGAATTTTTCAAGAAGCAAGAACTGAGCATCAATTAAAGTCTAACCAAGAGAGAAATGTATTCGCATCAGATCCGCTTCGTCTTTACTATAAGTTTAATGAGCCCTCATCTAGCTTCGGAGATAATTCAATTGTCTTAGATAGCAGTGGAAAATCCCTGCATTCTCGTGTATCTAACTACACAGTTTATAACAGGGTTACATCAAGTTATCCGGCAGCTCTTTCGTCTGAAGAAAGAAAATTCAATCCGGTACTTTTCCCGCAATTTGAAAAAGTTATCGATCTTAACGAAAAGTTGCTGGCATCTGCTAGCACATATGATAATGCGAATCCAAACCTTATAACAAGGCTTGTTCCGTCACACTATTTTGATGAGGGCAAAAACTACTTTGCCATGAACACAACTGATGGCGACCTTATACTACCGTACACAGGATCTTCAATTCCAGGATCCGGTGATCTAGGAAGCTCTCAGGTTCTAACTGCAATGCTTTTTGTGTGGGCCAAGTTTTTTGATGAACTTAAAACATCCACAGACCAGTTCTCTAAGGTTCTAGATCCTGCATACACAAGTGATGAGGGATTATCAGACTCATTCATTATGTTCCTTGTGAATCATTACGGTTTTGAACCTCCGCCCATCCTTACAAAAGCGACCGCAGAACAGTACTTTCACGGAGAAAATGTAAAGGGAACGTATACTAACATAGAGGAAAGCCTACAGTCTATTAGGAACCAGATCCTTCGAAGATTCCTTGTAAACATTAGAGATATCGTTAATTCGAAAGGTACAATCCACAGTGTCAAGGCAGCCTTAAGAGCTACTGGCCTGGATCCTGATATTTTAGTTAGAATAAAAGAATACGGCGGACCCAAAAAATTTAGCTTTGGTCAAATGAGAGTTAATCGATCGACCATGCAATCTTCTATAGACTTGAGCGGGTCAATGAACAATACCCGAAATGAGTCCATCAATGCGCAGGGGTTCACAACAACATCCCCAAGATTGATAACTGACTTTTTGACAGGATCGAGAAGGTCGGTAGGCTTTCCTGAGCCCGTAGGTACATTTGTTCAACCAAATACAACCTTTGGTGGCTACCACGGAGTAAGCAACGATCTCTCCGACGGATTGTTAACATCTGGGTCTTGGTCTTACGAGGGAACATATAGATTTCCAGTGTCAGGTAATTTTGCTCTTACACAGTCAGCTGCCAGAATCCACATAACAGGAACAACAGCTCCTTCTACCAAGCAAGGCGTCGCCGCCAACTTGCTGGTGATGTCCGGTGCGTCTCCTTCCGTCAAGCTCTTTCTCCGCGCTACCACAGATGCCTATACTGCCGCCGCAAAGAGACCGCTTGAGATAACACTTCCTGGGCCGGATGTGATGGATGGTAAAAAATGGAATCTTTCATTCGGCCGAATAAGAAATGACCAGGCAGGAACTCATCTTTCATCATCGTACTTCTTGAGATGTGCCAAGCAAGAAGGAGGTAGGATATTTGAATCTTATACAACAGCTTCTTTTTACAAGGAAGATCCAACGGGAACTGCGTCAAAAGTAGTCTTCCAAAAATCAGGATCTTTAAACACGTCAGGATCGTTCATTGTTATCGGGTCCCAATCACTGGATACATCTGCAAATTTATTCTTAAACGGACCTGATATTGACGATCAGGCCCAGATAACAAATTTCAGCGGTGAAGTCGCACAGGTCCGATTTTGGTCAAAAGCTCTCACCGAACCTGAGTGGAAAGAACACGTAAGGAATCCAACTTCTGTGGGTGTTGAAGATCCTAGAAAGAATTTCAATTTCAATACAGTGATTACAGGTGCTTTTGAAAGGTTAAGAATGGATCTTTCCATCGACCAGCCAATCTCAGCATCAGATTCCTCCGGCCAGATTATCTTGACAGACTTCTCCCAAAACAATATTCACGGGACAGGATCTGCTTTTGAATCTTCTAAGACACTGTTTAATTTTGAGAAAGTTAACTTCACTACACTTCCTCCCGCATTTGATGATCTTGAAAACTCTAACAAGATTCGACCGCGAAGCTTTGTAAGCTCTTCTAATATTACTGATTTTAGCGCTGCAAAAGCTCCTCTTTATGAGATACCTCCCAACGATCAGCCCCAAGATGACGCAAGGTTCTCTATAGATTTCTCAGTAACGTCTGCGTTAAACGAAGATATTGTCACTATGTTTGGAACGCTTGACGAGATAGATGATGCTCTTGGCGGAGCCAATTTACAGTTTTCAGCTGATTATCCCCAACTCCAGGTTTTGCGTGATAATTACTTTAACAAGCTAGAGGAAAAAGTAAGCTTTAAGCAATTTTTAGAATTCTTTAGGTGGTTTGATACATCTGTTGGAACCATGCTTGAACAACTCGTTCCAAAAAATTCTAATTTCTTAGGTGTTAACTTTGTTATAGAGCCTCACAGTCTAGAGCGAGCCAAAGTTCAGTACCAGTATAATGGGCAGTATATCGGCGAAGACTTTAGGACTGATCTTAAGGGCCAGTATCTATTACAGCTAATTGAAGGAAGAGCGAGCAAGTTCTGATGAAGACAGGTAAAAATACATCAAAATTCCAATATAATTCATCAAAAGAGAACCAAGTAACGGGTTCACATGCCCAGTTTCCCGTTAGAGTTGAGCCCGGAAATCAAAAATATAACCCACATTCTGATGCCTATGTTATCGGGGAGGGCTCCGGGAGCTTCACAGCCCAGATCGATCCTTATCGTCAAGGTGTTTCAATACTAACAGATAATCAGCGCGCCCTTTCGGCACTTCCAACTTTTGATCCAAAGAATACAGGCATTGAAGAAAAATATATTTTTGGGCAGTCCACGCTCTCAGAATTTGCTTGGCCCTTCATAGAGAAGCCAAACATGGAAAACATCGGTGCAACCGAAGGGCTCTTTGCTTTTGCTCAGGGTAGTATAGCAACTTCATCATTTGTCGATCTAGAGTATGAAGTTATACAGGCAGATAAGCGATATATTCTAGGAAACATCCTTAACGGGACTGCGGAAGTTTTATCAAGCGTCCGATCAGCATTTGATCCAAAGATTTTCTCTCGATCCCTTGATCCAATAGGATCTGATACCCGAACAGGAATCAAAGCGGATATTATGGAGGGAAATTCTTTCTATATGAAGGGTACAAGCACTGTTAAACCCTTGATCCCAATGGCAGTGTTTGGTAATTCTCCTTTCGTAGATGGATTTGGAGTTGCAGGTATTGGAATCACAGGTAATCCTACCAGTATGTCTCTAGCATCAGGTACAGTTTTTACTCCTAATAGAAGGCATGCCCTGGGAGAGAAATTATACTTTAATGAGACTTACGGCCCAGTACCCTTCGATGAGACAGATTTTGAGAGCAGAATGTTTACAAAGGCCCAGATAAACAGCCTTAATTTAGATGCTGACTTTAAGACTGTCCTACTTAACAATGTGTCAGGATCCACAGAAGATCTGATCCCGGACGGTTTTAAATCCGCGCGAACAGGATTTATATTTACTAATAATGGACTAAACGTGGACTCCATCGCGTTTGGAGGCCTGAGAAGAGATGCCTAAGAAGAGACCAGAAAGACTGCTCAAGTACGACTTAAAGAAGAAGTTCACGTCAGTGAGCGGTAGCGTATACTTCTCTTCAGGAGACCCTACTGAACACTTAATTCTATGGGCTCGTGCAGCCACAAAAGCTGCAGTGCCCACTACTGCTGAAGATGCTTCCGGCGTCGGTCACTCTGTGGAATACCAAGATTCAGGAGGCTCGGGTGGAGGCGGCCAAAACCAGACTGCGCTTACTACACCCTTCTCTTCTCTAAATCTAGCTAATGTAAATTCCGCGGTCCGATTTCCTAAGTCATCTACTGCCTATGTAAATGTGGAAGATGCAGCTGACCTCTCATTCGGCGATGGCTCATCAGATAGTTCATTCAGCTTATCGACTTGGGTTCAAATCACCAGTGCATCTTCTACAGTAGGGCTAGCCCAGAAAGGCTTAGGAACTGGGGGATCCCCCAGTGAATATAAAATCTTTTATCATGATGGAGGTCTCACGGGTTCTCTTTCTGACGTTTCTGCAAGCGCCGCCCTTAACTTCTTGGCGTCACCTGGCGCATTATTTTCTGAGAATACTTGGCACCACATAGCTTTCACATACAATAATGCACTTACCAAAACTGGAAGAGGCAAGTTCTACTTTGATGGTAGGTTTATTTCGGGTTCATGCAGTGAAACTGGAACTTATGTTGCTATGGAGGCAGGAGCCGGCGACCTTAGAATAGCAGAAAACATGAACAATCAACCGATGGAGTTCATGCAAGGCGCAATCTGGACAGGAAAGGTTCTCTCTGCAGAGGATATCAATGCGCTCTACAATGCTTCAAAGGGTATAAAAGATGTTGCTAAGCAGCGTGTTTACGTAGGATCTACTGGTATCACCTCGCTCCCAGTACGCCCCTACTTGCAGTCAATCGATAATGCTACAGGATCATACCCGACAACATATCGGCTCGGTGATTCCAGGACAGGTCACTACTCCTCCTCTTTCGACGACACCTCGGCGATAAGATTTCAAAAGCAAGGCACAAATTCAGGTCTAAGTGCTCAAGTAACCCTAGGACAGCAACTTAGACAGGGAAGTCAGTACTCTGGATCTCTGGTGGTTGCCCCTAATTCACTACCTGATCTAGCACTAACTAGTTCTGCTACTAGTGTGATACCAGGTGTCTCTGACGCCCGGGTTCGATTTACGCCGGGTGACGATTTCACTCCTTATGTTGAAGCCAAGCAGTATGCTGCGGATGAAATAGGATCAGGAGATGCATTTTGGGCCACGGGAACACTTCCTTCTATAGTTGGGCAAGGTTTTACGAACCCCTTGTGGTCAAAAACAAAGATTGAGATTGACCTTAATCCCACGACCACATCTGAGATCTTTTGGTCGACAGGATCGTCGGCATCTCCTATTGGATCTGGTTTCTCGTACTATAATTTCGATCTTAACCAGTGGGAGATGTTAGGATGTGATATTACTGGAAGTGCGGTTGATTACGTTAACGCTATTCCTGCGGTCGCTACGGGATCTCTTCTGGCATATGTTCCTGGGAAAAACATATCCTGGGCAGGCCTAGATTCAGTTAGCGATATTATTCGACTCCAGTCCGGATATCCTACTACTTACGCAGGCTTCCCGTCAGCCACCCAGTTTAATGCAACTTCTTCTCAGCTTTTTGATGTAAGTTCTGTTATAAGACACCCTTTTATGGTCGAAAAAATCGCCTATGAGTTTAGCGGATCTCTTCCCCTAGGGACACAAAATAACCTAGCAGAAAAGACGTATTTCAATTTCGGGATCCTCAATCATCACCAAAATTCTCGACTTTTAAATTCCTTTGCTACAACTTACTTTAACAGTGGGACAAACCAAACAGGTACTCCCAGCACAAATCCATCCAACTATAGCATGGAGCAAATGCGAGCAGTTGCTGAACGACGCATTACTGTTCCTAAGGACCTCGTCGCCAATGGGGTGGTTGCAATATGTGAAAATTTTGTTACCAAGCCTATGCAGAAAAGAGATCTGAATATTCAAGTTCCTGCATCACCTTCCCCTTCTAGTAACGCATACAGGGGAACGACAGGGTCATTTGTACTTAGTATGTCTGCAAATACTCCAGTATATGCCTCCACACTCCAGTATCACAAAGCTTTCACTTCCGGCGGAGGCAGAAAAGGGTGGTCGGGAAACAGTAATGATCTTTATAGGTTTTTGTCTTACCAGGGCGGCGGCCGAAGCGGCCTTACTAACGGGATAGACGGAGGTCTTCTTTCTACTGGGCGATCATTCGCAAGATCGAATGCTGCCGCAAATTTATCAGGCTCACTTAAAATAATTAGATTTGATGTTGCAACTTCTGGGTTAGGATTCCAGGTATACGATAAAGTTCGACAAGATTCACCTTATCTTCTCATGCCGGGTGATAAGCTTAGCTTTTACTGGGCCAACCAGAAGTGGATTGAGTACTTTAACACAACTGAGGATGATGTTAGCAAGTTTAAGCTCCAGATCCATCCGAGCAAAGGGAAACTTGTCCTGTATGGTTCCATGATCCGCGATGGAAGAGAGTTCCACCAGGGCCTCAACCAGCATCTGACATCTGATGCCATACACGAGGATGTCCAGAGCTCTGCTACAGATAGCACACCGTACTGCCTCGACCAGTTTAACGTAGAGTATTATCAAACCTATTCAGGGTCTTACAGTGACTACGCTGTGAAGGGAATACAGTCTAGAAATCCCACGGTAGGCGCCGGAAGGTTAAGCCTAGTACCTCACAGCGTCGCCGGCGGGAAAGCAGGTACCACAGGTTCTATTTTAAGGGGCGTTCGCTTGGTGGATCTGAATGAACGCTACTTGGATTCCCTGTTCGTGGACCCGAACACCGTCGCCAGGGTAAATGAGCAAGCTTTTGTGAAACAGCTTAATAATACGGTAGGAACAATATCGCCTGACGACTCCTTGGGATATTATGTACTAGGCAGCGCAGATAGCAACTCCAGCGTTTCCAAGTCAGACAAAGTCTGGCCAAGGTCATTTCCTTTTGATGATAGGTATGGCGGAAGCAATCTCGAAAGAGTGGAATCACCGTCTGCAGCTAGAGTATTAAAAGATTTTACTAATATCGACAACGGAAAAACTCGCAAAAGAAGCGCTGGCATGCTAACGGTCCTTGCAGGACCTCAAGATTCAGGAGACTCAAGCACTCAAGTCTACACAGTTATGGACTTTGTGAACACCTCTACTTATGAAGCCCTCCAGGAGCAAAGCAGGCAGTTTCTCAAGTACTTCTTTGGCTTTGGGGACAGTATTGATTATAACCTTCCTCGTGCTGTAAAAAATATGGGGACAGGAACAAACAGCGCTTTTCACATCGGTCACGATGTGGAGATCCGAGGCTTTAAGTACGGGCTCATAAGTGCACTACCGACATTTACTTCCGCTGTTTATCGGAGAGATAGGTTCGGACAAGCTCGGGATATGTTTGAGCAAAGGCAGTACAGCGCATTTGAGAAGTATAAGTTTGAAATGGAAAGCCCTAACCCTAGGGACAACGAAGGAGAAAGAAAGGACATTCCAGGGCAGTTAGCTTCTGCTGTGTCCATAGAATTTAAGAAAGTTTCTGCAACAGGGGAAGTCGCTGAAATCTTACCCTTGGCCAACACAGATTTTGAAAACATAAAAAGACTTACTAAAAATAACCTTCGAGGAGTCTGGGGAAGAGGTTGCAACACTGATCCTTTCGCTAGATCCCAAAGACCATACTTTGATTCTAATCCTCTAT